AGAAATGGAAGATAAAATTCTGTATGAAACTTTAGCTACTTTAAATAAAAACAGAGATGATGACAAAACCAATAAAAAGCAGTATTCACAAGATGAATGGTCTTTTAAAACAGCTTGGTATAACGTCGTTCATGCTGAATACTTGGTTAGGGTACACAAAGAAAAACAAAGTACTAAGCCCAGTTTAAAAGAATCGGGGACTTCATCGCAAGCCACAAAGAGCTAAGTCCCGAAGAAATACATTTACTGGAAGTGGCATTATTTGATGTAGATTTCTTCTACAATCAAGTAAAGGAGTATGACAATTGCACTGAATTGCCCGAAATTGTTAATGAGCACATTAACTACAAAGCATTGCCGTTGAGATACATTACTCCTCCCTCGCATATATCAAAGGACACACCATTCAAACATGTTGGTCCGTTATTAAATGAACTTGCAGAGCTGATCGACAAACCTGACTTAACCAAAGGTGGCTTACCCCCTATGGGAGGCAAAGTCGAAAGAACTTCTTATCAGAATGCATTAAATAGAGTGAGGGCGCCAAAGGAGATAATAATGAACAAGCAGATCACAAGTTACGTGGTTGCTAAAATGAAGCAAGATTATCCTACAGTAGAATGCGCCGTATATGATATATTTAAGAAAGATGGAAAACAAATTGATTTAGCAAAAGTTTATAATAAAACTCTAAACATGATAAACTCAGGATGCTTAACAGGAAAGAGCACTCCTGGTTACCCTTATTGTTTGATTTACCCTAATAACAGGGCATTTATAGAAAATATTGATGCCAAACTTAGGTTAGCAAGAATGGTAACATTAAGAGTTTTTATGATGTTTAACAATAAGATTGATTCCATTAATCCAATAGACGACGCACAACTATTCATCAACGATCCACAAAGAATAAAACATAAAGAGGAATTCCATGGTTACAATAAAACTGGTGATCCAGATGACCAAGGAAATTATCCGAATGCAAGATTTAGAATAATATGGATGGGCAGCATAGTAAATGCTATGATTGCTCGACTACTAATGAGCACAAATATGGACGTTGAAATATATAATAACAAAAATATACCTTCTAAACCCGGATTAGGTCTCGACACCGACGAACAAATTAAGGACGTGTTGCGATACGTGGATAGAAAAATGAAACATAACACAGATGACAATCAAGATAATGACTCCTCAACTTGGGACTTAACCATCTCAGCTGAATTAATGGAGGCCTTCCTGGAATGCGAAATAAGAGCGAAATACAATAATTGTACTGAACAATTTTACCACTTGTACATGGCTTATCACAAACGCACTATGCACAATTTATTTGTATGTAGTGACGGAGCTCTGTACATGATGATATTAGCTTATCACCTTAAAAGTGGATTATTGAATACAGCTTACACAAACTCAGGATTGCGTTATTTTGTACATCTGATATCTAATCTTATGTCTTACACTCAAGTAATTTTCAACACTCCAGTTAATGACGTGGCAGAAATGTCACGATTAGCTGCAGCTGACGAATTCAAATTTAAAATTGTGTTAGAGACAGTGCATAAAAGATTTTGGAGCATGTCTATGGGTGACGACCATGTTGGTAATAACATCCCTGGACTTTCAAAATTTGCACAATCATTAGGCCTCATTATAAAGGATGAAGATGTTCATCCCTGGGGCAAAAACAAAACTAACTTTAGTTTTTGTAGCCATAACTATGATTTAACTGATTTAAAGAACGTTCCAATGCAACATTTCGAACCTGAAAATCCCGGAAAGGTATTATCGAATTTCATCTTGAAAGACAAGATATCACC